GATTTTTTCATTTCTCATCATTGTTTGATTCATTTTTTTTAAACTCCACACCTTCTACCTTTGTATAGTCCGTTGCGTAATCGACGGCTCTTTTCCACAATTCAATATCTACTTCTTTTACATATTCTGCAAATTTTAAACCAAATTCTGCCACGGCCAATCTGATTAGATGTTCTTCAGAATCAGACATGACATTTTCTCCATTGATTAAACATAAATTGTGCTCGAATTCCATTGAACACACAGTTTTCTAAAATTGAATTCATGTACATTTCTCCCCTTTTTTGTACAATATCATTTATGTCTTTTTCTTTACAAGTATGCGGCCAAATTATTATCTTTACATCGGTTTTTATCAATTCTTGGTATATTGAAACTATTTGTTTATTTCTTGGTTCGTTATCAAGAACATAAACTGCATCAGGATAATCTTTCACACATTCAATGAACTTACTACTGCCAAGTGTAGCAATAGAATTCTCAATAAACATACTGTCTATTGGTCCTTCTAGTACATAGTGTGTTTTTTGTTTATCCAATTTCTCTATACCAAAGATAAGTTTTGTATCTTCGCTTCTTCTCAATGTTATATATTTAGGATTCGATTTACGATTTATTTTGCTCAAAGTTCTTCCCTGAGCTCCTATAATATTTCTGTCCTTATCTCTGACCAGAATTATAAGTCTTTCTTCTTTTGCTAGATCATATGTTGAATTGAACTGCTTTGCATATTTTCCAAAGTCATCGGTAAATCCAAGTTCACCCCAACAAGATTGAGGAATTGATCTATCTTTTACAAATTCAAATGCTTTGTGATCTACTGGTAGATCTGAAAGATAAGTAAAACAATCAAGACCTTCAAATTTAACTTCTCCAAAAAAAGGGTAAACTTCCTCTTCTTTTGGTTTTTTGTAATTTGAATTACCATTTTCTCCTGCCCGATACCGCTCAAGAGCATATTCCTTACACAGAGGTAAAGAAATCTTTTCTAAGAAATTGTACATATTGTGTCCTATTCCACAATTATGACACCTATAGAAATAGTCGTTTCCTTTTTGATAAAAATAACCTCTTGCTTTTATTTTGCTTCTAGAAGAATCGCCGCAGATTGGACAACGACAATTTGCTAACTTGTCGCTCTTCCATTTAAATTTCTCTAGTAAAGGAGAAATTAAATTTATGTACTTTTTATCAATGTAAGTAGACATTTAAATATTCCAAGACTCAAACTTCTTTTTCATTTCAGTTTGACCTGATCTCTCTTTGGCAAAGAAATCTTCGGGTTTATCTTGTCCACCTTCAGCAATGAACCCCTGACTGTCTTTCTGAACATCATACAATTTCATTTTACCGCGATTAATTCCAACAATGAATTTTCTATTCTTTGCTTTATCATTATAACGATTCTTTAATTGCTTAACCATTATTTGATTTAGTTCATCTAGTTCTTCTGTTGAAATGAGAGCAAACATGAAATCTGAAGTAGCAGGCAAACCAAAAGATTCTGATGTGTTTTCAAGATCTACATCAGTATTAGAATATCCTGCACGATTTGTTTGTGTTGCGGTAAACAAAGGAACATTGTATTCAATAGCAAGACCTCTAAGTTCCTCTGCAATTGATTTTACATACTCATAAGAATTTACATTCTTTGATCCCTTGTGTCGTGATGAAGAACAAATGTTTAAATAATCAACAAAGATTATATCAGGTCTAAACTTCTTTTTTAGTTTTAGCTCATCCAGTAGAAACCTGAAATGATTGGCATTTGCCACCCCAGTCGGATACTCTTTGATGATTAGTTTACCACTAACGCCGGCTGCGGCAGATTCAATCTTCTTTTCATAGACTTGTTTTGTCAGATCTTTTAAATCATCCAAATTGACATCTAAGAAATTTGCATCTATTCTTTCTGCAATTCTTTCTTCTGCCATTTCGCAAGTTATGTACAAAACATTTAAATTTTGTTTCAAACAATGTGCTGCATGGTGACACAAAAATAGAGATTTACCCACACCTGTTCCTGCCATAACCACATTCAGAGTTTTTGGTGTGATTCCGTCCTTTGTAATCATATTGAAGAACTCCAAGTCAAATGGAATTTTCTTTTCCACAATGTGATAAAAATCATATCGTTTTGAATAATCTTCAATATAATCGTGACCGATATTTGGGTCAAAAGATACCGCAAGTGCCTTACTTAATATGTCGGGAATCGCACCCCGACCTTCGGCGGATTTCCCATCAATAATGTTGATGGATTCCATAATCGCATTATATACTGCTTTTTCTTTGCAAAAGTTTTCTGTTTCTGCTGTCAACCAATCAATATCCAAAGGACTTGCATCTTTTGAAATATCTTCAATTGTTTCAGATATCTTTTTTGTTTCGTCATCACTTATTGCGCGATTTTTGTCAAGTATAATGAACAGTGCTTCTTTAGTTGGAAGACTGTTATATTTTGTCAGATACTCTTGAATTGTTTCAAACAGATATCTCTCTGAGCGATCATGAAAATATTCTGACTTTAAAAACGGGACAACCTTACGAGTATATGTCTCGTTTTTCATCAAATTATTTAAGATGATTTGCTCAATACTGTTCATTCAGATTCCTTAGTATCCTTTCCTGTTCCATACTTGAATTCTTTGTTTGCTGCTTCATTTATCTGATCCATAAGTTCTTTTGTGAAATACTTTTCGGGACTTTCATAAACATGCTTTTCGAATACTTTGGTTCCGTTAGCAAACTCAACTCTTCCCGTGGAACGCTTAAGTATACCATGTTCAACTGCCAAGTCAATAAGACCGTAATAAGGATCTAGACCTGTTTGATAATTCAAACGAACATCTACCATCTTGTTTTCTTTGGTAAATCTTCCCTTGTAAAGTTTGCAGTGAATAATATTTCCTACGACTTCACCATCTGCATTTTTGTCTTTCTTCTTCGAAAGATAAACAATAATTGATGCAGCATACTTTAGTCCCGCACCTCCACCCATTTCCTTCGTGGGAACATATGCACCAACAACATCATAAGTGTGATTGGTAAAGATCATTGGAATGTGTGCCACTCCAAGTTTCATCGTAAGAACTCTGAAAGTTGACTTGATGATCTGTGCGCGGGTCATGTCACGAACTTCCTTACCTTCCGCAGTGTCATTCATTTCTTTGGAAGTGGACAACATACCAAGAGAGTCAAGAACAATCATGGTTTTCTTTTGTTTGTCTTTTGGAAGTTCAAGATACTTATCTACAATTTGAATTACTTGCTTGCGAAATTCTTCAACTGTTGAGACAGGAAAAACTGCAACACGCTTTGGATCTATTCCTCGCATCTTAAACATGTCAGAAGTAACTGCTTGTTCTGAGTCGAAATATAAAACAACTGCTTCTTTATTTTCTTCTAAAAACTTATAGATCATTCCCATTGTAATATAAGTTTTACCTGTTGCTTGTTCTCCTGCCAGGGCGATAATTTTGTTATCAGGAAATCCTTTAAAAATATCTCCAGATACTAGACCATTTAGAATATAACATCCAGTATTCACGAATGATTTAACATCGCTGCTCTCTAGACCATCATCTACCAAAGATGCATACTGATTTCCCGAATCCTTTATCAAATCCTTTAAAAAGTTGCTCATGTTTTCTCCTTATGAAAATAAGCTCTCTAATGTGTTTTTCTTTTCGTGACTCCACCCTATGACTTTCAAAATAGTATCCAATGGATCTAGAAAAGATTTCTGAAACTGTAACGAATAATCTATGTAACCATCAAGACCAAATTCCTTTGGCAATTCACTAGTAAATGATATAACTTGATCCTCTCCGCGCATTCCACCTAGTGGATTAGGTTTCTTGAGATAAAGAAATTTAATCTTTTCCCCATCGCCAATCAACTTATATTTCATTTCCAACCCTGCTTTTTTGACATAATGATTATAGATCAATGCTCCTTTGACAGCAATAGGTGTTGACTTCTGATAAATGTTGTAGCTATCTCTATACTTATCCATACCATTTACACTACGAGGAAAAGCAATCTTTTCTGGCGAATACTTGTAAAATTTGGCACGAACATCATCAATAAATGAAATCAAGAATTCTTGATCTTTATTTAATATAATATCAATTGCTTGCTGTAAATCGTTTCGGACCACTTCTGGCGTAGAACTACGAGTAGTTTCAATGCCCATAATCTTTAGTTCCGGTTTAGTAAGTCGAATACCTTCCTTATCCCAAACATTCAATATGTACCTTTTCTTTGCAGTCCAAATACCTTTATTTGCAATAACTTCTCTACCCATATACATCTTATTTTCATAAGCGTTCATTTTGATAGACAATTCATCAAACTTCTTTTTGATGAATGGCAATATAACTGTATCTGCTGCTTTGTCAAGAAGATCTACTATATCTTCTGTTTTTTTTGTCTTTGGAACAAATTTATTAACAAACTCCTTCATTTTTAGATAAACAGAGTCGGTGTCAGATGCGATCACATAATCCACATCCTGTGTTTCTAGTGTTTTGTTTAAAAATTTGTTTAATTCATTGCCGATAAATTGAATCGACAACTGACCCGATAAGGTAATTGCTTCTGCAATTTCTGTACTGTAGTATCGAAAATATTCATTTCCAATTGCACCATATGCAGAATTCAATTGAATTTTTTTAACCAATTGAAAATTATCATATTCGGAAATATCATATTCCAACTTGCGTTTCAGTTCTCGCAGTTCTTTTTCCGATAGTTTAGTTAAATCCATAATGAATAGTATACCAACAATTTCAGACTAATCAACCCAACTTAGTTCAGATTGTTTCTTTTTTATAGCATTGATTGTTTTTCTTGCCGAATCTCTTTCCTTACACTTCCAAAGACCGTTAGTAAAACCAACATGCATTCCAACTTGAAAACCTTTTTGATATGCTCTTTTATTAACTGCCCATGTCAAGAGTGATACCAATCCTATAATTATTATTTCGTACATACTTTTCCTTTTGCAATATTTAGAGGGACAAATATTTATTTTTTGTTAATCTTTTGTAAATATTCCATCAAAATCTCATAACACATTGGAAAAATAATTGCGCCAAGAAGTGAAAAAGTAATAATAGAAAATATAAAAGTTAATTCATTAAACATAACTCCTCCAACTGGGTTCGAACCAATGACATGCGAGTTAACAGCTCGCCGCTCTACCTGCTGAGCTATGGAGGATTAAAAAGCGGGCGAAGGGATTTGAACCCTCAACATCCATCTTGGAAGGGTGGCACTCTACCGTTGAGTTACGCCCGCATAGTAAATTATTTATTTAAAATGTCAAATGTTGCATTATTCCAAATTTTTATTTGATCTGTACGAAAATGTTTTACTTCACTAGTCGCCAAAGCAACACACCAAACATCATTCTCAAATGTTCCACCATCTCTAACATAGATTGCGTATCCATCTCCTAAAGGTGTTACTACAGGAATTGGATTTTTAAATTCATATATCATAATAGCACGGGTGGGACTTGAACCCACACTACACAGATTTTAAGTCTATTGACTCTGCCTATTGGTCTACCGTGCCATAATTGCTTCGCTAGGATTCGAACCTAGAAAGAGAGATTCAAAGTCTCCAGTGTTACCATTACACCACGAAGCAATGCCTCAGGAGGGAGTCGAACCCTCAAATCCTCACGGACAACGGATTTTGAATCCGTCGCGTCTGCCGATTCCGCCACCAAGGCAACTACATTTCAAAGAACTTTACTGCAATAATCATACATTATAATACCACTTGCAGTACCCACATTCAAACTTCTTACCGATCCAAACTGTCTAATATAAAGAACATCATCACACATGTCAAGAACTTCTTTTGGAATTCCAATCTGTTCCTGACCAAAAATCATGACATAATGACAACTACCATCCCAAGTGTAGTAGTCAATTGGCAAGGAAATTCTGCTTCCATCTGTAACATTATCTACTCCTATAACTTTTACACATTCATATTGAGTTCGAAGTGACTCAATTTCACTCTTCAAATTTTCTGTTTCTTTTACATGCCTCATCTTGGAATAAAGATGAGTGCCTACTGTGCCTCGTCTGTCGTATTGCTTTTTGCCATAAATCCAAACTTCTTTAGACAAGAAGGCATTTGCGTTCCGAATAATAGTTGCAATATTAAAGTCGTTTCCAACATTACAACAACAGACAGTGAAATTATTTCTCTTCGTATCCAGATCGGCAAGAATTGCATCATGTGTCCAATAGTGGTAATGGTCGATTATATTTCTCGTTTCCATTTGAAGAAATTATACCTACCTCTTTATCTATTGTCAAGAAATACCTCTTCGTTTCATTTCTGCCTTGACTGCCTCTAATTGTTTCTTACAATCATTTGATTTGTTTTTGAACATCTTTCTATCTTTATACATTTTGTCCATAAGTTCTGCCAAAAACCCACGATGATTTTTAATATAGGTTGTTCCATTTGCCGCAGTTGAAAGATTTTTTGATTTGTTTTCTTCAAGGCATTTGGTCGTTACTGGACCATTTGACATAACTCCTTCAGGGCTAACTGTACCACGCATTCCATCTGCCGTAAGGGTTTCAGGAGAAATATTGTATTGCATAATCAAATGTGGATATAGACTATTCAAGTCAAAAGAGACAACCCAATTATGCATACCAACTAAAGGTTCCTTTACATATGCGCCTACATACTGCTCGTCTTTTCTAGACTTTTTCTTTGCAGGAATGATTATGTTTTGTTTTGCCAAATGATTGTAAATAATTACATCCCAAGTTTTTACTTGAGAGAAAACATCATTAAAATTTACTCCGGCAGAATATGCAAGAGATACCGCCAACTTCATTAACTTTAGTTTATCGTCAAGCTTCTCAACCAGTTTGACATCTTGGATATTGTATTCGATAAACTTTTGAAAATTCTTTTGATAAAATTCTTGAATGCTATTATATTCTGTGTAAGCAAGTTTTCTTTCCCCCAAATGTATGTATGCGATATAGTCTAATTTATAAGATTCACGATTCGTATATGTAAATGTCTTATACAATTCGTAGTAATCCAAAGTAGAAACACCAATCAAATCATATACTTTTTCTTCCCTACCTGTTGGCATTCCGGTTCGATTAATTATTTTCTCGCGTACAATGTTCCACGGAGAAAGTTTCTTGGCATGCTTTTCCCCAAGAACAAACTTGATACGATTGTACATATACGGAATGTCAAAAAAACGAACACTCCATCCGGTGATAATATCAGGACATCTTGAAGAATAATATTCCAAGAACTTATAAAGCAAATTCTCCTCATTGTCAAAACAATGCACAGTTTCTTTGCCCTGCGCTTTGTATTCACCGAGACAATAAACAACAGGTTCTTCGCCCTTGCGACTAATTGTAATTGCTATAATCTTTTCTTCAGGATTATCAATCTTTGGAAACCCCTTATCACAAGTTGTTTCAATATCAATAAAGGCAATATCAAGTAACTCATACTTGGGAGTTACATCGCCGTAATGATTTCGAATAAATTGATATTCTGCCTGTATTTCGCCATGAATTTCAAAACCATTTACATCAGAATACTTTTCAATAAACTGCATGTAATCGTTTTTGTTTTCAAACTGAACACGATCTAGGGTTTTGCCATAGATGCTTTTGTATTTGGTATCTTTGTCTGTGTTAACAAACAAACTTGGTTTAAAATAAACCTCATTATTGTAAGATCCTCTCTCATCTCTTTCACGATAAAGAATCTTGTTACCAAACGAAAAGACATTCGTATAAAACTTCATATTTGTATTATACTTTAGTTTT